ATCGAGGGCTTCGTCAACGGCTCTGGCGACCCGGTCCTGACGATCCGCTTTTATGACGGCAGGCCAGGCCAGCTGGTAGATCAAAAGCTGGTCGACGTGTCGGCGGCGCTTGGCAACAAGTGGAAGAACACGAGCGTCAATGCCGGCATCTGCTACGTCGTCGTCGAGCGCATCTATAGCGACAAGCTCTTCGGCTCGAAGGGACGGCCGGAGCTTGAATTCGTGCTGCGGGGCTTGCGCGAATACGATCCGCGCAAGGACTCGACGGTTGCCGGTGGCTCCGGGACCCAGCGGCTCAACACGCCGTCGACATGGGTGCACACGAAGAACCCGGCCGTTCATCGCCTCAACTATCAGCTGGGGCTGCGCGCGCTCGTCTCCGGCCGGACGCTGATCGGCGAGGGCAAGAGCCTCGGCCAGATCGATCTCGCCACCTATTTCGTGGCGATGAACGTCTGCGACACGCTGCGGGCGAACGGCAAGAAGACCTATGAGTGCTCACTCTTCGTCAGCGGCGAGGACGATCACACTGAGGTGCTGAAGCAGTTCGACGATGCGATGGCGGGCTATGGCCTCAATCGCCGCGGCCTTTCCGGCGTCATCCCGGGCGCGCCGCAGATCCCGGTCAAAGACCTGACCGCGGCCGATATCCCGATCGACCGGGCGAAGGACGTGCAGTTCCGACCATCGGCCTTCGAGCGCTTCAATCATCTTTCCGGCCAGTTCACCTCGATTGAATCGATGTGGAACCCGGAGAGCCTGAAGCCTGTCTATGTGAATGCGGACATCGCCGCCGACGGCCGCAACCGGCAGACGAGCATTGATTTCCTGCAGGTGACCGATCCGGACATTGCGCAGTATCTGCTCAACATTCGCTATCGGCAGAACCGCACGGGGGGCAAGGCCACGGTTCCCGTCAGCCGTCGCTTCGGCCTTGCTGTGCAGGAAGGCGAATGGATCACCTGGCGCGGCAAGAGCTGGTTGATCAGCGAGTGGCGGGCGGACGATCGGCTGCGCATCACGTTGGTGCTCTCCGAGACCAGTGCAGCGATCTATGACGACGATGACATCGAGCCCGGCCCGATAGTCATCCCGCCGACGCCGCCGATCAATCCGTCGCTGCTGTCGACCGTGCAGAACTTCAATGTTGCCGTCGGCATGATCAACGGCACGCAGGGCTACGACACGCCGGCGCTCGTCTTCACCTGGGCCCCGCCGGACGATCCGACGATCACGGCGGTGCGCTTCTCCTATCAGCTCGAGGGCACGACGGAGCTGTTCGAGGATCAGTGCACCTCGCCTGAGGATGGCCTATTCCGCACCACGAAGAATGTCGTCTCCGGCAAAGTCTATAATGCCCGGGCGACGATCACGACCGTCCCCGACCGGCTGCGCACCTTCACTTCCTGGAAGACGACTGCGCAGCCGACCGGCTTGCAGACGCTGCTGACTGGCCTGCAGCAGCTGCAAGACGATGCGCTTAACCGCTTCAAGGAACTGCAGCAGGAGATGGACGAGTTCTTCCGGCCGCGACTGGTCGAGCTGCTGGATGCGTTCTCGCTGGAAGGCGCCGTCGGGCAGATCGAGCGCCAGCAGATCGTTGCCGCCATAGGCGATGCGCTTGCGCAGATCACCGAGGAGCGCCGGGTCCGCGTCTCCGAGAATGAGGCAACAGCGCAACTACTGACATATCTGCAGGCGAGCCTCGGCGGCACGAATGCGCGCCTGATCACCGAGGAGACTGTGCGTGCGACCGCAGATTCAGCGCTGAGCAGCCAGATCACGCAGCTCACGGCAGAAACCGGCAGTAACGCGGCGGCCATTCAGGCGGAAGCAACCGCCCGAGCAGACGCCGACAGTGCGCTCTCCAGCCGTATCACCAGCCTCGATGCGGAGGTTGATGGCAACCTGGCGCGTATCATCCAGGAGGAGACGGCGCGTGCCAATGGCGACAGCGCGCTAGCGACCAGCATCAATGGGGTGAGTGCCGATTTCAACGGGCGCTTTGCGCAGGGGCTGGTGAAGTTCGAAGCGGTCGCGGCGCCGACCGGCGTTGATGCCCGTTTCTCGGTGTTGCTGCGGGCCGGGACCAGCCAGAGCTTCAAGGTGTCGGGCTTTTATGTCGAGCTTTACACCGAAGGCGGCGCGCAGAAGTCGCGCATGGCGGTGCAGGCGGATCAGTTCCTCGTGACCTCAGGCAACAATCGTCACTATCCGCTCGTCTTCGAAAACGGCGAGCTGAAGCTGGCAGTAGCCAACATCGGAACGGTCAACGCCGGTCTCCTTCAGTCACTGAACGGGAAGATGAAAATCGACCTCAACAACGGCACGATCGAGGTTTTTAGCTAATGGTCCGCACGATGATTGGCGTCGACAGTACCGGCGCCGGCTGCGTCAAAATCATGAAGAGCGACGCTGACAATCCGCGCACGACGCCAGACAGTCAGCGTTCGAAGTTCCTCTACAACTCAAAGTATGCGCTGAACGCTTCGATTGCCCACATTGAGCGTGTGAACACTATTCCCGGCGGAAGCGGCACCCAATACTTTCCCGCCGGGTCAAACTCTTCCAACTATCAAAAGCTTGTTGCTTACGGTGACGCGGGCGGATTCAATGAAGCGATATGGGTGTTTAAGAACAGCGCTTTCCCAGATGTGAAGTACAATATGCCGCTTTTTGACGTGAAGGCCACCCGCAATAGTACCGGCCGCTTTAATCAAATGAAAATACAGCGCCGGTACAGCGGGAAATATTATAACGATCAAGGCGGTTATTTGTTCATGGGGAATTGGCGTCAAGCCCCTTGGTTCAAAGATTATGAGGGGCTTGTCAGCAATTGGGGTTCGTTCCCGTATGGAACAGTTACGAGGATAAACAACTCAGACACAAACGACGCCTACAACCGTTTTCAATCCAGCGATAAACGGTTGATCGTGTGGAACCTCCCCGGCAATGAAGACCCGTCATTAGAAGCTCCCGTGCTCGCACCAAACGGCAGTAAGAACCTCATCATTCGTTCGGATAAGATGATTATCGCTAAGCCGGGGTACAACGCGGAAACTGCGACCGAATGGCAAATCTCATTCGACAGTCGACGTGTGCCCGTCAAGGTCATCGCTGCTGCGGACGTCGCAATTCCCGCAGGAGAGTCGTTCTACGATACCGGTATAACGTTGCCGACAAATATCGCGCTTGACGTTCATTTCTACACGGGATCCACAATCTATTATCCGTGGACTCCTGACATGGAAGACGGCGCGGGAGCGGAGTACTGGTTTAGCGGCACGCGTATTTACTTTAACGCGGCCTCCGCTATGCGCGCTCGGTTCATGCTGTATCTCGACGCCGGCGACAGTCCGACGAATGGCAGCAATCAGGTATTTAGGCAGTTCACTGAGGGCGGCGTGGATGTGGTTCAATTCCTGCGCCCCGGTTCCGCTAACCCGCCGTCCTGGGCAGACATCGTGATCGACAGTCGTTGGCCGTGTGTGCAAATCATCAAAGAGGGGTATTTTCCGGTTTCGGCAGGGAGTCCCGTCGAGACGGTTGTCAATTTTGACGCTACGGGCATGTTCCCCATGGTCAAGTACATGACCAAACACGGTTCCGGTTCGGATCAGAATTTCGGCAGTTGGCAGGCGTCGATCAAATTGCCGTCCGTTCGCCAATTGATGTACTCGACAAGCAGCAATTTCGAGTGTGGGGACAGCTCTCACTGTCGCCTGACCCAGACAAGCGCAACGTTTGTCACTAATCGCGGACGACCAGGCGACTATTACAACGATGATGATGACCCGGGCACGTGGCGCACGGAAGGCGCCGACGACGTGCTCGGCATCCGCTACTACATTCTCGGCATTCCAGCTTAGGAACTCCTGACATGACCATACCCTATGTAACGGGCACGGTTTCCGTGACCGCCGGCAGCGCCGTTGTCACCGGCTCCGGGACCGCCTGGGCCGCGGCACTGATTGCCGGCGGGATCTTCGGCCTCGATAGCAGCAACGGCAACCCGGTCCCGATCCTTTCCGTCGACAGCAACACGCAGCTCACGCTGGCGAAGCCCTGGCGAGGCACCACGGCGGCCGGGCAGGGCTACTGGATTGTCCGCGACACTGCCTATCTGCAGCAGCAGACCGTCAATGCGCAGGCGCTCTCGACCTACATCCAGCGGCTCGACAATGCGGTGCTGTCGGCTTTGGCCGGCCTGACGCCGGCTGCTGACAAGCTTGCCTACTTCACCGGAGCGAATTCGGGCGCGCTTGCGGATATCAAGGCGAAGGGGCGCGACCTGCTTTCGTCGACGGGTGTGCTCGACGCACTGCTAAAGCTTGGTCCTGTATGGGGTGGCTCCGTTCGATCCCCTGCTAACAGCGATGTTGGCTTGGTCGATGGCGATCTAAACACCATTACCGTTGCCGGTGTTTATACCCTGTCGGGAAACTGGGCCAACACCTATGCCGGAGCCGGCTCGGCAGCGACGACAGGGACGCTTGTGGTGCTTCAGCGAAGCACCAATGCCGTGTTTCAGTATTTCTACCGAGACAACAACCAGGTTTTCAGAAGAAACACCGTCAACGGCGGCACAAGCTGGACGGACTGGACGATTGTCGAGCTACCCGTTGTCGGGACCGTATCAAACTCCGCGGGCTTTCCTGCGGGGGCCGTCATTGAACGGGGCAGCAACGCCAATGGGGAGTACGTCAAATTTGCCGACGGCACCATGATTTGCACGTCACCGGAAATAACTGTGTCGATGAACCAGGCAACCGGTAACCTCTTCTACTCTAACGCGGTGTCCGCCGCCATGCCGGTGCTTTTCACAGGTATTCAGCCCGTAGGCTTCGGGCACATACATACAACAATTAACGGCTGGGTGAACGCTAGAACGGCTTTCGGCTCATGGGTAGGAGCGGCCTATTCGGCGTCATCGAGGGCAAGTGACACTATCAGATTTGGTGCGATCGGCAGGTGGTTCTAATGCGTATCAATCTCTCTCCGCAGCGGCGCGACGACGCGATCGAGGTCTCGAAAGCCGGCGATATTCTGACAATCAATGGCGCTCCTTTCGATTTCAGCTCCTTGCCGGAGGGCGCTACCATCCCCCCAGGTGACGTGCCTTGCGAATGGATCGCCGGTCCGATCGAGCGCGTCGGCGGCAAGCTGCACCTCACGCTCATCCTTCCGCATGGCCCCGGCCCTTCTCAGGCCGTTGCCTTTCCTCCGCCAATCATCGACCCGCCCGACGGGGTGATTGCATTGCCGGCCGATCCGGCGCCGTCCATCCCTGATCCTGTTGAAGAGGAGCCGGCCAATGTGGACGGTTGATTTGTCGAAGGTCGTCACGGCCGAGCAAAAGGCAGCGGAAGAGCGCGCTGCGCTGCAGGCGCAATACTCGGCCGCCATCCAGACGCATCTCGATGCGAAGGCGCGCGAACGGCAATATGACGGCATTCAGACCGCAGTCACCTACTGCGGCGATCCGAACCCGCAGTTCGCGGCCGAGGGCGAGGCACTCTTTGCCTGGCGATCGGCGGTGTGGACCTATTCCACGGCCGAGCTGGTGAAGGTCCTCGCCGGCGAGCGGCCGCAGCCGAGCCTCGAAGAGTTCATGGCCGAGCTGCCGGCGTTTCAGTGGCCGCAGTTGTAGGGGGCGGGTCTCTCGCCCATTCGGCGACAGCAATCGCTGAACTGAGCAA